AAACCTCTATCGTAGTTTAATGTTAACATTTCACCAATCAGCTCTGGATAACCTGGGCAAGCAATTAAGTTGAAAATACGTGATTCTTCATCACGGATTTGTTGGTTACTATTAATCAATGCTTGTAGAGATTGTACAACAACTTTACGTTGTGCTTTGCGTCCAAATGTACCAGCACCGTTGTCTTGATTACCTGACTCAGTTACCCAGCGATTAGCATAGTAGCTGCTCATACTAGCATCGTCTTGTCTTGGGTTGTCAGCTGTTACATCAACGTAATTGTGAACAAACTTCTTAACATTGAACCCCGAACGACGTAAGTTCCATAGCAACATACCACGTGGATATAATGCAGGATCTGGTGCGTCAAAGTCTAAGAAATCACTTTCTAATAATTCAACGATTGTTGATGCGTCACTAGATGCGCCTGTTGTTGCCCAACGTGCATCAGCAAAAATAATACCGTCTTGTGTTGTTTGATCACCAGTATCAACGGCAATCCATTTGCCTAAATCTTTGTTGTATTTGTATAGCGAAGGATAATTTTCCAAATCGCTAGTGTCAACCCATAAGTCACCTGTTACTAAAGATGTTCCGTCAGATTGTGTTTTTGGTTTAGTAGCACTAACGATTGGTCCTTTTGGATCTGTCAAATCGTCTGCCACAACTGAGTAGTACGGTGATGCAGTTGTAGAAATTCCAGTACCATCATACTGATAACCAACCCATGTTTCGCCATTGTGTACTAATACATCAACTTCGTCAACCATAGAGTTATACCATAGTCTGCCGTCTTCTGCTTCTGTAGTTGGTGCGTCTGCACTAGTTGAAACTTCTGGATATGGGCTCCATAAAGACGCAATATATCCTGAACCAGTGCTGTTATCGTAGAAATTAACAGTACCCTGACCAACTCCATTACCGTCTACGGTGTATGGCGTAAACAAATCAGTGATTGGAGTTTCATCTGTTTCAGCAAATACAATGTCTCCGCCTTCATTGTGACGAATTAGTACTGTACCTGTGGTTGTTTTTGATGCAATAATTTTTGAAGTAATTGGACTGCTACCCCATGTGGCATCGGCCAATTTAGCTGTAAGTGCTGCAATAAATGTGTCAATATCAGCAGATGCATTAGCAGAACCACCTAGTGCTGTAAATGCAACAGTTAACGCATCAGATAATGTTGTTTTTCCTTTAACTGTTTCTCTAACAGTAAACTCGTTGTTGCCTGCTGTGAATCCTGCAAATGTAGAATTAGAAGCAATTTCAGTTGCTCCAGATGCTTTTCTTGAATAAATTTTAAAATTAGCATTGGCTACGTTACCTTGTGCATTAAGCGATTCATCTACGTTTGTTTTTACATACAACGCATTTTGTGTTAAGTTAATGCCGCCGCCTACTGAGTCTAATCCTTTTAAAGCCTCTGCGTTTGATGCATATAAAGGAGCTGTTCTTTCTGTCCAACTACTAGTTGTTTCGTTATATACTTTAGCTCTCCAACGTGCTCCAAGATTTGGATCGGTAGTTTTGACCCAAACAGAACCTGTTGGATAACCCTGAACAGTTGAACTATTTTCTGAACGCTTAAATGTTGGAACAGTATAGTGGGGGCTTGTTTTTAGTGTTGGAGCAACAAAGTTTCCTGAACTAGCCCATGAACCGTTGCCGTCTGGAACTAATCTTAATTTTACTACCGATGTTCCACTAACACTGAAGTTTTCGCCTGCGGTGTATAGTTCTAAACGGCCATTGATAACCGCTGCTGTAATTCCGTCTGCAGGAGTTGTATTAATATCGCTTACCAACGATGTCACTGATTCGTGACCGGTATAGCTACTAGTGTTACCATCAACTGTAATTGATAAAGTATCGCCGCTTAATAGTGTTGTTGGTGTTGCTAAACTTTGTGCTGCAGGCCAGCTCTTAATCCAATTTGAACTACCAACTGCTACCCATGCACCAGTAGCTGGACCTGCTGTACCTGTATTGCCCTTTTTAAAGAACAATGTATAAATTGAACCGTTGAGTACTAGTGCGTAATCTCCAACAGCACCAATACTTTCTTTAGGTGCGCCGCCGTCAATATCACTGGCTGCTGTAATTACCAACGGAATCTTGTTACTAAATGTTTGTCCGCCTGTGACTGTTGCTTCTGAGCTATTCCATTGGAAAATACCAAAGTTAGTGCTGCTAGTGTCAAACCATAATGTGCCGTCGACTGGTGCGCCTGACGGTGCTTCTGAACTGGCATTTAGTTGACCTAAATCAATGTCTGCTCGAACAACATAAGCACGATTGCTTACGCCTAAATAACTATAGGCTGCTTGGAGACCATATTCGTTTTGCTCTCCAGCGTGAATTGGGTTATTGTTAGCATCAGTTTTAAATGCAGGTGTTCCAAAGGTGTCTGACAAGTCTTTCTGACTAGTCATTAGGTATACTTTACCAGCATTAGCAGCAGTAGTGCCTGCAGCTGTACCTGTTGAAGAACCGTTTGCTTTGTCTTGCTCAGTTGCTACAATAATTAATGGTGTTGTGCCAGGTGCGGCAGATGTATAAAAACTTTCGTCAATAACTGTTACGCTTACGCCTGGTGAATTAAGTTGGGCCATCTTGTGATCTCCGTGAATACTATTCCTAATTGTATTTAGTGTATTTTGGTTTTTTATCAGGGTTAACCGCCTAGAAAAAGGTTCTAAAAAGGCTTAAATATACACATGAGACCATTATGTTCATGTGGAAGACATCCTGTAGCAATCAATTACTACAAAGAAGGCAAGGCGTTTTATAGAAAACGTTGTGGGTATTGTCTACGGGGTATAACCGCACCTAGATGGCAAAGTGCTGGCTACAAAATGAAAAACACTTGCGATAAATGCGGTTTTAAAAGCATTCATCGCGAAGTGTTTAATGTATTTCATGTTGACGGAGATTTAAATAACTGCCGTCATAATAATTTAAAAACTGTGTGTTCTAATTGCCAACGAGTCCTGCATAAAGAGGGCGTTCGCTGGCGTCAAGGGGATCTGACACCAGATCTCTAATCTTTGCGTATAAGTCATCAATACTGCCGTCGTTTTCTAACTCGGCGTCAAATTTAGTTCCAACCCAAGCAGTTTCACTAGCATGGATCCCTAACTTCTCAAGTCTGGCTTTGCTAGTTGACCAAGTAAAATTCTGTACTTCACCTTTGTTTGCGCTAAGTGCCGCATCGTACCACTCGGGTAATTCTCCGCGTTTTACCCAAACAATGCTGCCTCCGGCATCTTTGATTGATTTGATTTCGTTAGGGAAACGACAGTCGCTGATAACAATGTCGTCTTTGCTGTTTCTAAGTTTATTTTCTAAACTAGCAATCCAAATATCATCATGAAAGCCTCTACGGCATACTTCGGTGCCCCATAACTGTAACATTAAACGCGGAGTAAGAGCAGGCATATTTAAGCGTTCGGCCCACCAAGGATCTACTTGTTCGCGCCATTCTCGAGCTTGTTTTGTGCGACCTTCTAAGAGTGTTCGATCCCAACCAAACACATTGGCAACAGCATCTTTCAAACTGTTAGCAAAACTTTCTCGCCTAAAACCGTGGAAATTAACTAGATAGTCGGCAACTGTATCTTTGCCCGAACCAATAAAACCGCATACACCAATAATCATAGAGCCCTCCGCAAATGATATTAGTATATAACAGTTTTATTACAAGGTCAAGATGTTTTTAACCGATTACAAACGTAAGTGGAGTGCCGCCTGGAACCATATCATTGATTTCTTTTTCTAATTTTTCAATTTCGGTTGTACCTGCGGTTGTCAGTGCAGTACCGTTTAGTTGAATGCCGCTGCCGCCCGGTCCTGCAATGCTGGCAAATTTGCTACGAGCTTCACCTAACATTAATTTGCAAACTGCAAGAGTATAATCGTAAAGCCATTGCTTGGCATAGATGTCTTGTAGCAACACAAAGTCAGGACGATAGTTGTGTGTGCGTAACAACACTTGTTCTCCTGCTGCAAAAGGACGTTGCAGAATGGTTAATATATGATTTGTTTGGCGCCATTTAAATTCAATGTACGCACCAAACATACGACCTACTAATTTTTGATAACCAGCAAATAATTCATATGTTGCTAGTCCGCCCATCATACTTCCGCTTAACAAGTAGCTGTTTGTGTACGCCAAGTTGAACGGCTCGAACAATGTTCCGCCTGCACCCAAACCGCTACGTGATCCTACTGCACGTCTAAAAATACTTTGTACTTCAATAACTTCGTCTGGCAGTCGATATTCGTTAACATCTTGCATTAGTTCAAGAAACATATAGCTTTCTTCAACAGCATTACTACTACGCTGACGAAACTTTGTCAATGCACGATCTAATGCAGTTTCATAGTGCTTAGGGTCTAATTCTACTTCTACCATGCCGTCGCCCAGCATATTACGAACGTATTCAAACACCTTATTTCGCTCTATTGTGCTGTCGGAAAGCCCAGGATCTTGTGGGTAAATATCTGCCATTTTAAGTTCTCCTAGTATATTTATCTAGCGATAAATATCATTATGCCACGATTATCCTTATACAAGCCCGAGCGCGGACAAGACTACAAATTTATGGATCGCCAGATTTCTGAAATGTTTCAGGTTGGCGGTACAGATGTCTATCTGCACAAATATTTAGGTCCTAAACTAAAGGACGAAGGTACAGCAGATCAGCCTGTTTACAGCGATGTAAAAGAAACTAACATTCAAGATTTGCTGTTCTTAGAAAATAGAGATAGAAAATACAGCGAAGAAATTTATAAAATTCGAGGTATTTACAATGTACAAAACATTGACTTTAACCTAAGTCAATTTGGTTTGTTTATTGATAATGACATAGTTTTTATGACTGTGCATATTAATGATTTTATCAAATACGTAGGACGCAAACCTTTAAGCGGAGACGTACTTGAGTTACCACATTTGCGTGATCAGTTTGCTTTAGATGACGGCGCAGAAATTGCTCTTCCAAGATATTACGTTATCGAAGATGTGGGCCGTGCCAGCGAAGGTTTTAGTGCTACTTGGTACCCACATTTGTATAGATTGCGTTGCAAGAAATTAATGGATGCCCAACAGTTTGCAGATATATTAGATAAACCAGAAACTTTTGAATACGGAAATCCAAGCGACTCGACACTTAGAGATTTGTTGAGTATGCGTTCTAAAGAGTTAGAAATTAATGATGCTGTAGTTCAGCAGGCAGAAGCAGATGCCCCATCTAGTGGTTATGAAACAAGACAGTTTTATACATTAGCTGTTGATCAAACTGGTAAGACAGTTCTTAATACTGCTGATACTTCAACGTTAGATGCAAGTGTTTCTAGTATCACTGCTCTTGAAAGCAATGCTCGACCTGTAAGAACAGGATACACAGGTTACCTAGTAGGCGACGGATTTCCTCAAAACGGTTATGATTTTGGACACGGTATTCAGTTTCCTAGTAACCCGGGACAAGATGACTTTTTCTTGCGTACAGATTTTATGCCTAACAGATTATTCCGTTTTGACGGTTCACGCTGGATCAAAGTTGAAGATGCAGTTCGCATGAACATGACTAATAACGATAGTCGTCAAACACTCAAGACTGGGTTCATTAATAATTCTACCTATATCTATAATCAAGCCGTTGCAATTGACTGGATTAACTTGGATGCCGATGTTTATTCGTTTGACACAAACATTGATTATCCAACAACTGCGTTATACCTTGTATTAAAATTAGAAGCAACAGAAGTTGCATTTACAATAGCAGACCATACTGGAATTATTACCAATGTTGGCGGCAAAGTACATGTTACATTACCAACTATTGACGCTGAACAACAAGTTATTCCGTATTCAGGAACTTGGAAGTTGAGCTTATGCAATGCTAGAGAAGCACAACGACAGAGCCTAAGTAAAGCTCTTAGACCAAAGGCAGATTTATAATGCAATTTTTTTATGACGGACAAATTAGACGTTACTTAACACAAACTATTCGTGTATTGAGTAACTTTACTGTTAGATACGGAGACGGAACACTAGTGCGTGTTCCTGTTATGTATGGAGATGCTGACAGACAAGCAGC